CGGCTTGCGCAGCCGCACCTACCGAACGGAGCGATAAGGCAAGGGACTTCGCGCTAACGTCGGCTCTCGCCAACGCAGCGGCCAACTTTTCGGCACGCGTTGTAGCGTTTCCGGATATGTTGAGTACGATGCTATAACTTGCCATCTTCTATACGTTTTATCAATGCGTCCTCTAAGTTGTCGGTAGCAAACGGGGCCAACTCGAAGTTCCGCATAAGGAACGACGAGGCGGCGTATAGCTCCTCGATCAACGTTATAGGATAAAGCTCCTTGTCAAGGAGTAGATGGTACGGGATGTTGAGATAGTGCGAGACGAACACCCTACGGATGAACATACGATCACGTTTCTGAACACGATCTATGATCTTATAGTTCGATACGATTCGTTTCGCCTCGATCTGCTTGTCTTTATCTATGCCCTCAATATCCTTGTCGGGATACGTTAGGCGTTCTCGAAAAAATCACGCAGCTCCTTCTGAAAGATAGGGTCGTTGAGAAGGCATCGTGAAGCCCGAAGGTCTGCACGGACGAGGGATACGTTGCTGATTGGGTTGTGAAGCTCCTCCTCTTTGTGCACAACGAACAGCTCTACGTACGCACGTGCTGCATCGTTGATGTTCGAGTAGGGTGACGGAAGCCGACCCATCATGTCGGACATACCGAAGGCGAACTCTACGTGAGAGTCGTTTCGTTCGTTGAACGGAACTACCTCCACGGTAATGTCCTTCGATCCGATCTCGGTCTTTACGTTCTTGAGCGTAATTTTACGCGTTTTGATCTCTGCCATAGCTTTAGATTTTTGGTTGAACAAATGTGCTTCCGGAACGGGAGTCGAACCGCGTGAGCCTGCGTTATGGGCCTGCAAACCTGCATCCGGAAGTGGGGACTTTGTTATAGATGCCCCGATGAAAAACGTAGCGAACTACAACGGAACCGTCACTCGTGACTTGCCGCGGGCGCGGAATCGCCAGTTTTTGAGCGTCTCGGTGGATCGGCGTTCTACCCCGTCACTCTCCTCCACGCCCGTACAACGTGTGTACGTCTCGATAGTGGAGGTGGCGGGAACGTCGCGCAGCTTTTTCCACACGGCGGTGATAGTAGCCGACTCAACGATGTCTCGGATGTGTACGATAGAGCCGTTCTCGCTGTTCGCCGTAGCGGCTGCAAGTGCGTCCATGATACGCTGCGCTTCGGCCTCCTGCAACGAGAAGTTCAAATCGTACGTATTGCCACCGTTGTCGGTGGCGATGGGCTCATCCGTCGAGAACGCTCCGATATCGTCCGTCTGACCGGAGATATTCGCGTTGAAATTCGCACCTGTTTCGACTTGGAAAGCTACCCCGATAGCGTCGAAATTCAGATAGAGGAAAAAATCTCTTGCGGGGATTACGTTCTGTGACATACCTTATTCGAGAGATTTTACGTAGAACACCTTTCCGTCTACCCAGCGGAGGGTCGGGGCGGCGAGAACTTTAAGAACCACTTTCCACGTACGAGTACCGATCATGTCGTTATTCAGAGCGTTGATCGTGATTCGAGCGTCGGAGATAGCGTTATCCTCTACGTACGGGGTGATGACGGACGAACGTGCGTTGTCGATAACCACCTGTTTGTACGTCGGGTCGATGTCTCCGTTAGCATTGCACGGCACCTTCGAGTTGATATACGGGGTGAGGAACTCGCGGAGATCGTCGACCATAGCTGCGATTACAGCCGAGGCCTCGATCGTGGACAGGGAGGTTGTGGCCTCTGCGGCTGTCGCTCCGTCGTTCCACCACAACCCGTTTTTCGGTGGCCTCGTACGCGCGAAGATATACTGCTTATCACCGAGCGTATTTACCACGACGAGCGGTACGGATGCACACGGGGTGTTAACGTAATCGTCCGACGACTTGTCGATATACCACAACGCGTCGGCGAACGACTGGAGGCCAGCGTCTCCAACAGACGTGCCGAGTGACACACTCACGTGAAGGCCCGAAAGGGCCCCTACACACGCACGACCTTTGAGAGCGTTTGTTACGATACACGTACCTACTGCGGGGGCGTTCTCCGACGAGAGATCGGGGAGCGACGCGTAGATCGTGGTGATAGCCCCCTCCGGGAGCTGCGCTTCTGCCAAGAAGCACACGGTCGCAAACCCCTCCTCGTAGAGCTCGTCGATTACGGTCTGCACGTCCGACTGTTCGATACCTTCGACGGTAGGGTCAGTCGAAATGACGATGTTACGCGGTCGGTACTGGAAGCCGCCCGTGACCGTAGCACGTACCCAATCCGCCAACTTATCGGTAACGCCCGTGTTCGGCGACTCCGTACCTACTACCCACAGAATGGTTCCCGAGTTGTTAACACCCGACATGGGCGCGTAGAAGTCGTTCACCTGTTTGTAGAGGTCTGCGTTGTTCTCCTCCGTAACACCGAGCAACGTTTCGAGCTCGTCGGCCGACTGGATCATATAAGGGGTGTCCAGTTCAAACTGCAAGCTACCGCCGCTTGCCGCCGTCGCTCCGACGACGATAAGCAACGTGTTAGAGTTTACAGGTTGACTGTCCCCAACCGTAGTGTTAGCCACTACGATCGAAATGCCAGTTCTTGCCATGTTGGTTTACTTTTTGAACGGGTTTTTGTTTTCCTTTGCGGGCTGCGCGTCGGCCTCCGTCTTTGCGGCTTCGGGCTGCGCGTCGGCCTCCGTCTTTGCGGCTTCGGGCTGCGCGTCGGCCTCCCCTTTGAGCGCGGCCATGATCTCGTCCTCCTCGGATTTCGAGATCGGTGCGGGGCCCTCGTCCTTCTTTTCGGCCGCCTTCTTTCCCTTCTGTACCGGAACGTACGCGTTCTCGAAGAGCTTGTTGAACGCGTCGAGGTCCTTCGCGTACGAACGGAGCTTTTCGTTCGTTACGTCGCTCTCGGTGATCTCCTTGATGGCCACAAACTGCGTTGCGTCCTCAAAGATCATGTTTCGGGTACGTACAGCCTCCTCGGCTGCCCGCTTGGTGCGGAACATGACGCCTTCCGTCGTTACGTGGAGCGTCTTGTAGCGACGAACCTGCGTCGCAATGCCCGCGATCTGTTTGATGTTGAATTTGGGTGCTGCCATAGTTTCTACGTTTTATAGAAGGTACACCCGAGTTACTGGGCATACCTTCTTGTTTGAGTTTACTCGGCGAGAGTGGGAACGACAAGTGCGACACCCTTTCCGCCGTCGCGGGCAACGGTTGCGCCTGCCGACATCCAACCCGAGTACGTGTATCCGTAGTTGGTCGGGTCCGGCATGACGATCACGTCGATCGTTCCGATACCTGCGATGATCTCGTTCTCGACGAACGCAACACCTGCTCCAACCGTGTTCTTGCCGGTAACGGCCGGGTCGATGGCCTCGGGTTTGCCGTCAGCGTCTACGGAGTAGTCGGCGTACATAGCCGGGTCGAGCTCGGGCTTGTTGCTCGTGGTGTTGTAACGTGCAACGGGGTTACGCTGGCCGATCTTCATGCCGTTCCACTCGAAGCCGGAGCCAGTCGCACCGGACAGCCCGCGGGTAAGAACGGTTTGGAAGTCCTTGTTCGCAGCGGCCATCGTGTAAATCTGCGACGGGAGTACGACCTCCACGCGGCGATTGTCGAGCACGTAGTTCTGCATGAGGAACTGGCCGACGAGGTACACGAGGTCGGTCGGGGCGAGCTTCTTAATGTTCACGTTCGAGCTCGGAGCCTCGATCGGGAACAGGCCCTGCGACGAGACGGTTTCACCCGAGGTGAGAACCTTCGACACACCTGTGGTGTTCGCTGCCACCTGAAGGATGAACGTAGCCACCTTCGCCATGAGCGAATCCATAGCGATCGTCCAACCCCACGACTGCTTGTCGTACGCAAGGATGGCAAGCTCCGCGTTTTGGAACGTCATCGGCTGGATGGAGAACACCTGCCGGGCGATCGTCCGCTTGATGTCCTCGTAGAAGTAGCGGGGAGCGTTGACCGGGGTGACAGAACCGACGTACGTTGCGGGGTTCACACCCGACTCAACGTAGATGGCACCCTCGCGGTCCGACATCGGAACGAAACGTACGGATCGCATGAACGTGTTGTTCGGGAGCAGCTTCTCGTAGAAAAGCGACAGCCACTTGATGACACCGAGGTCAGCAGCGGCCAGCGTGCCAGCGGCTGCGCCGCCTGCGGCGCACTCGACGAGCACGCGAAGTCCGTTTTTACGTTCGTGGGTCACCCCGTTGGTGAAGTTCGCCGCCGAAGCGAGCGTTACCATACGCTCGTCGTTCAGCATCGAGCAGGCGAGCATACGCACCGTTTCGGTGTTCTCCGTGGTTTTGTCTGCGGCCGTAGCGCCAGTACGGAACGCCGCGCCGAGCTGGTGCAAACGCTTCTGAAAATCGGCGTCGCAATTCAACTCTCTGAAAGTCTTTTCCATGTTGATTGGTTTTGTTTGGTTAAGAATCTGTTGTTCGTGCCACGTCATGCCGTTAGGCAGTCGGCGTCCGTGTTTTTGCGTGTCGTCATCGTCGTCCTCGACACCCGCATTAACGGGCCTCGGTTCCGGGTCGTTGTTCGGCTCCGGGTCGTTGTTCGGCTCCGGGTCGTTGTTCGGCTCCGGATCGTTGTTCGGCTCCGGATCGGACTCTTCGAGACTGGCTTCGATACGTTTGTATTCCGTCTCGGAGAATCCCATCGTAAGGTAACGTACCTCGCAACCGTCTTTGCGCATACCTTCCACGATCTCACGATCGGCTTCCGACTCTACGTCACGGTCCTCGATCGGTCGGCATTCAATGTTGGCAGGCTGTGCCACGAGCGAAACCTCCATAGCGAGGTACGTGTCTGCGACGAAAATGCCGTCCTCGTTCTCCTGCCCGAGAGCGAATCCGCCGATTGATACGTAACGGAGGATCCCCTGCTCGTACTTCTCGAACGCGATGTCCGCGTCTTCGAATCTCTCCATAAAAGCGAGACGCCCAACGAACGCGTCTCCGATACGTTCTCGTTCGATAACTTTGCCGACGGCCACACCTTTGTGGCCTTCGTGCTCTCGGTCGTAGCGCAGCAACGGATTAGCGTCGAAACGCGACCAGTCGATAGCGTCCGGCGGTATAACGTTGCGGTTCATGTCGACAGCGCCCGTGGTAAGGACCTGTCTTTTCTTTGATACCCTCATGAGTTCTCGTGTTTAATTATAATTTTTTCGAGCGTAGCTTCGAGCTTATTTTTGTCTTTCGGATCAAAACTTACAGACCCCTTGTAGCTCACCTTGTGCACGTCGACCAAAACGGACTCCGCCCCACGCGTTCCGTACGTTGTGTCTGTTGGCATATTAACGAACTGCAAATTGAGATCGTGCTGCTGCTTAACCTCGTTGAGAATGTCTGTCTGTTCGATACAACGTACAACCTCCTCTGACATATCAAGCAGGTCTGCCTGTTTGCCGCCATCCGGTGAGTACGATACGTTCGTTACTGGGAGTAAAACGTACATAAAGAGGTTAAAATAGAAACGTATACCACCTCCGAACGCTATTCCCCCTTCATCCTCCGGGTCATCTGTGCCTATTACGTGTATTACGATAGCAGGTAAAGGCGTATCAACCACTACGGTCGTGCCTTCCGCTGCCCGGGTCGGAAATATGTTTGCCTGCTTCAACGCTGGCCACTGTCTCAACGCCGCGGCTACTGCGGCTCCTAAATATCCTACCATCTTTACGCATTAAGCCATCCGTATGACTTCATTCTTTGTTTCAAAAGCCTCGCTGGGGAGTTCAAAACGTACTTACTCGGACGCATGAACGGTCTCGCTTTGGGTTTCACACCTAAATGAACAACTGTACCGTTTTGGGAGAGAGGAGGGCGAACGGTAGCTTTGTATCGCCCGATCGGCCCTTTCCCCGTATCTTGGACCTCCGCGTACTCTACGTTATTGTAAAGAGCGACGATTCCTTTCCTCCCATACATTCCGTACGTAGACTTGAGCCCGCGAAGAAGTCGTCCGGTACGATGTAGCTTTTTATAACGTAAGTACTGTTCGGCGCTACCCAAAACGCGGGTTCGAACGTTGAAATACTTACCGTGTTCTTTTGTTCCCTGGACGATACCACGACGATCAGGCCATTTTTTACCTGTCGACGGATCTGTTTCGCTTAAAAATGCGTTTTGTGAAGTCCACAACCACGTTTGCGACACTTCTTTTAGCATTCCCTTTTTGAGGTAGCGAGCCAGGTCGTTTGCCTCCCTCACTAACGTTTTGAGCGTTTTCATAGCCTGTAACGTCATCCGGATCGAGGCCAGTTTTGAAAATAAAGTCCCTCGTGGCCCCGAGGCCGAGCTCTTTAATCATGTTAACGTACGCTTCAACGTCGCCAATGTCGATGTAGTTGAGCGGTTTTACCTTGAACGTACAGTTCTCGATGTCCGGCTCGTTGAAAATGTACGCGAGTTTTATCTTGTTCTCACGCAAGTTCAACCAGTCTTGAACGTCGATAGCGTCGCTCTCCTGTATATCACGGAACAACTTCAAGTGGGCCCGCACTAAACGTTCAGAGTTCGTGTTCTTGTCACTCATTCCGAGCAACGATGAGCCGAGAACGAGCTGCATAATCGAGCCGCGAAGCTGTTCGATGTTCTCTTTGAAGATGCGGAACGTGTCCGCAGCCGTACCTGTGCCTACGTTCTCCAGTTCGAGGTCTTTCACAACCTTCCCGGAGATTTCGTCGGTGGACTTACCGGAAACGATTACTGTTCCGAGACCGACCTGCGCGGCGCTTTGCTCGGCGGCCTGCTGCATCTTTTCGTCTCCGTTCTCGTAATACATGACAGGCTGCTGGTACGCTTGATACTGCGAAGCGGTCTGCCAGTTGTTCTGCGCGTTCATTAAGTTAATGTAGTCGCGGCAGATGGGTTCGAGGAGCCCCAACGTGTCCTCCGACTTGTACGACGTCTGCATCCAAAACAAGTTCACGTGGTTTTTCACAAGAAAAACGTCCTGTATGTCATACGTCATCTTACGTACAGCCCGGTTCACCGTGTCGAGGTTTCGAAGAGGATAGATGAACGTTTCGCCGTTCCTGTCCACACCTATCACACGAGCGTAGGTGAAGTTCGCCAAACCTCTTTGGTAAATCAAGTCCCGCATGGTGGGCGAGTTGGCCAATTTGTCGGTCAGATCGGTACGCTCTTTGCCGTTTACGTAGACGGCAAACGTACGGGATCGTAACGGTCTCAAACGTTTGTCGATAGCCGACCGTATGATCGTGCTGCTCTTCATAACGTATGAGTATAGTGCGTCGAGGCCTACGTAATCGGAGTACAGTCGGGCCCTCTGAACAGCGCTCCACCACGTAGCCATCGTGAGCTCGAACGCGTAGTTCTGCGGTAGAGCTTGAATCTTGGCCCCCGTAGCACCAAAGTAGTTGAGTATGTTGTACGGGTTTTTCATGGTTTAGCTCCTGTTTTCTGTAACTTAACGACGGTAGCACGTACGTTCGGGTCGGCGATGATTCCATCTTTGCCCATGTTACGGCTACCCGCTTTCAGACCTCTCAACAGCGTCTGAAGCTGTCGGTTATGAAGTTCGATCACCTCGGAATACTGCGGGGACGATGCGAGTACGTACGTTACCGTACTAATTGCAAGCGCCAAACGCAGCGTCAAAGCGGTAGACGTTGTAGATTCCGAAGATAACATAGCGTCCACGTCGAACATATTACCAATATACGATTGAACGTACGCGAGAGCGCTTTGATACGCCGTCGCAACAGCGTCCGGGTACATACTCTCGATGTTCTCCAACTGGGACGGTTGGATAAACTGGTACAACTGTTCGCGTGGAAACGCCATGTCCTTCGGCTGCCATTTGTCCGCCACCATACCGTACTCGACCATAGACGCGTAGATGCAAACCTGCTGCAAAGCGAGCTCACTGGTCGACGCTTCGGCGGAGTATGTGTAGAGGATCTCGTCTCCGGACGGATCGACTACGGTTTTCTGTGCAGTAGCTACAAATGACATAACGTATTATGGTATAGGTTCCTCGTCTACAACGGGTGGCTCCTCCAACGTAGCTTGCGGATCGCCGGACGTATTCGGGTCTTCCGCTGCACCGATGTTCGTTCTCGCCTGCGTTTTCTGCTCGGCAGTGAGCGTTTGAGAAGTGAATTTTACAGCTGAGTTATCCGATATAGTAACGATACCCGGAATACCCACTTCTTTACCCGATATCGTAACCCTTACGAACGACCCATTACTGTAACTACCCCACCAACTTCCGGTGGGTCTATTTGTCAGACCTGATGGTGAAAGTACAAAATACGCATTAGTAGTACTACTATACAGCATCATAAAAGACGCTTTCGATAGTTTTTCGTACTCATCGTCCGTCAACGTGTAGGGGAACTGCGTACCCTCGGGGAGGATAAAGAACAGACCCGAAACGTCGAGACCTGCGGCGGGTTTCTCTGACGTTACGGCACCGTTTGCGATTTTACTTGAGACTATTACATTGTCTACAAGTTTAGAGATACTTATGCTCAAGTCTTTAATCTTCGCACCCGTAACCGCCCCATCGGCAAGCATTTCAGTCGTGATCGAGCCGGGGGTGATACCACCGCCGATCTCCGTAGTCGTAACGTCGAGCTGCTTGGTAGCTTTGGTCACTACCATCTGCTGCTGCGACGATCCGAGGATGCACGAAAACGTTATGCTCTCGTCGTTCTCAGCGATACGAAAGTAACGACGCTTCGTCGTGCTCTCCTCACCGTCGATCATTTCAACGACATCCGCGTTGAGTACCGCAAAGAACTGGGCGTCGCTCAACGTTTTGCCTCCCATATAGTTTTGAAGGCGTACAAGTCCTTCGATATTAAACGCTCGTGTCATTTTTGTGCTCTATACTGTGTAAATACTCGTCGTCGTTTTTATTTTTCTGCGCGAGAACGGGGCACTTCGACGAATCGCCCTTACAGAACTCGCACTCGTGAGCGCGATTGATCGCGCTTTTATTTTTTGCGTGCTTTACTTCGAGTACCTGCTTATCGTGCGAGATAACCTCAATGTAGTTATCCTTTCCGATAATCAACTCCTGCATCGCTTTCAAACGTTTTTCGTAGAACTCCTGTTGCTGCTGCAACGTTTCTACGGTACTGCGTAGTGACTGGACCTCCTTTTCAACCGCTTCGGCGTTTTTGATACGTGCCGTTTGCTTGCGAAACATTACCCACATCACCACCGAGCTACCACCACCAATCACCCCAATGCAAGCAAGGATGATTTGCACCAAATAGTCCATCACTTAAACAGTTTACGTATATCAAAAATTGTTACGCCGAACGCACTCAAAACGAGAATCGCAAGCCCGGCCCATCGGATCAACTTATCGTACCACGCTACGTACCTTACTTTTACTTCGACAGGCGTGGGTACGACGTACGGGATTGAATCTACCGTGTTGATGACTATGACTTTTGTCTCCGCGGCTACCGTTGTGTCCTTGTTACGTAGGTCGAGAGCTAACTGCCCGCCGGAAACACGTGCTTCTGCTTCGGCGATACTTGTCTCCGCGCGGGCAATAGTGTCTCTCGTTCTGACAAAGACGCTTTCGCGCTCGATCTTCACCTGCACAACGGTGTCACGCTCTGTTTTTGTAACCGTTCTCACGGTCTCTACTGGAACGTACACCGTCTTGGTGCACGCGAAGCTACAAAGCACCAGTAGAATCACTACTAACGTCTTGCCCATTTTCCGTCACGCTTATCGTCCACCCGAGGCTTTGCAGCTCTTCTTGGGACATCTGTACGATTTTATCCATTTGCCTTGTCGTGAATATAGGCAGGCTTAACGAAAGCAACTAAACGTGCGTTACGTATGTGCTTTCGCTTCTGCTTACCCTTCATTTTGGTATCGGCTCGCATGATTGCGTCCGGGATGTCGTCGTGTACGTTCTTGTTTGCCTTACGCGAGAACTTCAAGATTTGGAACTGGGCCTGTCGGCCTCGCTCCGTGTCTCTGAACGCTTGGTTAAAGAAGATCATGTCGTTCTCAAACAGCGGCTGCAAGAACGTTTCGATTGCAGCTTTTTTGTCACCGAACACCCGTGTGTCCCATTGGATCGGCACCGACCACCCGGTCATGGACGCGAACTGTACGAGGACTTGGTTAAAGTCGCTCGGCACACCTTTTTTCTCCATCCACAGCTCGGTGATGGATTGGTTAGGCGATGCGTCCCACAACTGACGTATGTTGTTGAGCAGGTCCAACGTCGATCCGCGGATCATACGTATGTCGAGAACGTACGTTACGCCTTCGAACAGACCGCACAGAACGCTCGCCTTGTAGTCCGCGTAGATGCTGTGCTCTTTGCCAGTCAGCGGCGTGGGGTCCGTGTAAATTATCAACTTGTCCCAGTCAAACGATCTCGGGAGATTGTCCGTCCATTGAATACGTTTGAGGATGTCACCACTCTCCGTATCTTGGAATCGCCCTTCGTAGAATCGTTCACGGTTCGCACCGGAGAGCTGCGACAGGTTTCGTATATACGCTTCGCCGAGGTTCTCCACGTTGTCCTTCGGTTGCATTTCGAGATACGCATACCTTGCTATCTCGTCGTCGGACATCGTAGAGCCATCCTCGCGTTTGTGTTCGAAAAAACGACGATACGACCAGTGATTGATCGAAGGCGGGTTCTCCGTCATCATTAACTTATTCAGCACGCCCTTTACTTGAAAACGTAATCGAGTAATGAGCAACTCGATGATGTCCCACTCGCACTCGGAAACCTCCTCCACGAGAATGTGGAGCCATGACGGGGACAGAATCTTATCCGATCCACTTTCGGACAGATCACGTTTCGAAAGACCACCGAAACGTATATAAGCACCGTTACAAAACGTCAGCTTCGTTTTCTTTTCCCCCCACTGGGCGAACTTCAACCCGTCGATCTTCCACGTAGTCCAGCTACCGTTATGCCCGTTAGCCTCGGCGATCGCTTGGAGGATCGCCGGGATAATTTGGTCGATCATACCTTGTTGCAAGTCCACGTACTTGTCACGGCAGATCAACGACGGAGCGCAGTACCGAAGGGTGTCACGTACAACTTTGTACGCTTCGACAAACGACTTTCCCGAACCGGAACCACCGAGCAGCAGCTCGATGTCATGGATCGCGTCGTCGAGTAGATCAACCGCGCGTTCCTGCTTCACGGTCAGTTTGATTTTAGTCGTTAGTCCCATTTCGCATTTGATGTACGTTTCTGTCTGGTCGTATTGTCGTCGGATAATGCGTCGGGGTCGATCTCACCTTCGTAGCCATCATAGGCTCTCCACGTAGCTATCAAGTTTCTCAACGTAGTTAGCTGCGCGTTTACCTCACGCCTTTGCTCCTCGTCTAACGTTCCGGACAGAACGAGCCGTGTAAGCGCATTTAGCTTGGCTTTGATTTTCTCCATATACGCACTTTTCCTTTGTGTAAATATACGGAATTTTTCTCCGTTTCGTCTGCACGCCTATGAACAAAACATACCTATATTTATATAGGCGGGGCGCCGGGTCGTCGATCCGCAGCAGGGCCCGGCCGATCGAGCAGACGGCACACGTGGAGGCGGGTCGTCGGGGTGCGAGCCGCCCAAACGGTTATTAAAAATTTTTACAAACGTAATTTTTCCATTTTAATTTTTTTTTCTGCGACTCGGATGTCGGTATGTGCCGTCGCCCCGTCGCCCTGTTTACCCCTCGAAAAATCGGCAAATTTTGTTCTAAAGTTCCGATTAATCGCCGAAACGTCTAATCGACTAAACGTTTATCCCGTTTTCGTTACGTTTCGATTATTCGTCTATTCGGCGATGCGTCGAAACGACGGTAAAGCGTTTCGGCGGCAAAACGTTTCGGCGGTAACGTTTTTCGCCGTTTCGTCTGCACGTTGTGGCCGAAGCGGGGAAATTATTCGGTGCGACGCGCGATCCGGCGGATCGGCGTCCTACCCTAACCGCCGGATCGCCGAAAAGCGAGAAAACAGGCGAAAATCGCCGAAACGGCGACAAGATCGGGGCGCCTGGAAAATGTTCTAAATGTCCGGTATTGTGGTGTTCCACGTGGAACGTCGATAAGTTGCTCCACGTGGAACGTCGATAAGTTGTTGAGTTTCAACAACTTATGTAAAAATGTTCTAAATGTCCGCATAACCCGGTCGGCCTATTCCGATTATAAGTTGCTGGTTATCAGCAACTTAACTTTTTAGGTACGATCGAGTTCCAAAATAGGACATTTTGACTAACTGCGTAACACACTAATTTACCGCTATTTACGCGGTTAGTCAAAAATAAGTGTGGGGATAAAAAAGGGGCTAAATTATTGATACTAAACAGATTGCAAAATGAAAAGTGAAAAAAGGACATTTAGAACAAAAAAAAGGACATTTAGTTGAATTTTTTTCTATTTGATTTTCAAACCTTTACGCGATTTCCCCCCAGCGGTGTGGATATGAAACGGACCTATTTTGGCTCGTTCTCAACACATTACGCGCCTTTTGTTGGTGGTGGGATATGAAAATCGAAACTTTTTTGAGAAAATGACCGTTTTTGAAAAGTGCCGATTTTCCGGAAAAGTTTCGAAAACTCGTTTTCATATCCCACTTTTTGGCATCGTATTGATTTTCAGCGATATACGTGTGTATATAAAAAAATTTAAAAACTATTCGACTGGCTTTCAAGCAGTTACATATCCCACATTAATAGTCTGTAAATCAATAAGTTGTGTAAATTTTGTGGATATGAAGATTTTTTATACCAAGCGACCAGACGATAAGATTTTGTTATACTCCCTGTGTATCAATACGTTACAAGAAAATCCGACTTTTAGAACAATCCGCAGCAGGCCGCCCGATCGACTGAAGCAGCAGGCCGCCCGATCGACTGAAGCAGCAGGCCCGGGGGCTATATATAATAGGTATGTAAATTTTTGCAAAAAAGTGGTCGAAAAACTTGCACGTCTCGAAACGTTTTTGTAATTTTACCCCCAGAAGGAGTTCGGAACAGGTCCGAACGGGATATATTAAAAATTTTTAAGATATGAACGCAATAACTACGTATGAAAGCTCTTGCCGAATAGACGGATTCGAGCCCGTCGATCGTTCGAACCTTTGTAAAGCGGTTTTGCGAGTTGCACTCGCAAAATAAAATAGGTCTGCCGCCGAAACGTTAAGCGTTTGCCCGGGTCGCTCCCGGCGGCGGCACAAACGCAAAACGCGTGTAATTCACTTATTAACTAACTAAACATTTACGCATCATGAAAAACGTTCTGAACAACCCCGAAACCGTTGAAACCGCCGCCGTTGAGGCCGTCGCAACCGCCGAAGAGCCCGCGCGCGAACTGTCGCCGCTGGAGAAAAAGGCCGCCGCCGTGCTCCGTGCGAAACTGCCGCACCTGTCCGAGAAGGGCCTCAACTTCGAAAAGCGTACTGGGAACTTCTTCCGAGCCGTTCTGCAAACGCAGGACGACGGAACGGAAAAGGTGTCTCGGCTTGTGGTAGCCGACGCCGACATCGAAAGTATGACCGACGCGCTGGCCGCCGAAATGTCGATCAAGCGGGCCGCCGCCCGTATCATGTCCGCAGAAGCGGACGCCGCCAAACTGGACAAAAAGATCGACGAAGCCCGAGCCGAACTGGCCGCGCTCGAAGCCGAAAAGGGGGCCGCCGCCGCCGAACTCGAAAAGGCCGCCGCCGACGTTGAGGCGTACGAACTGCCCGAGAAGGCCGCCCGGGAAACGTTGTCGGCAAAGGTAGCCGCCGCCGAATTCAAGGCTGCCGCCGCGCTGTCGGAAAACGAACGTTTGCGCGCGATGCTTATCGCCGCGGGCCTCGATCCGGACAAAATGTAAGCCGGGCAAACGTACCGCCGAAAAGCCGCCCCGAAAAGGGCGGCTTTTCCCGTATATATTTCGCCGATCGGATCGGAAACGTACAAAGGTACGCACCGCCGATCCGATCGGCGAAATTTGCCCCGTTTCCCGCTTTAGGCGGGCGGCCCGATCATGCCGGGCACGGGGCGCGAAAAGCCGGGCCGCCGTTGGTCCGGGAAAAACTGTAAAATAATGGACGTAATTTTAGACGATTTCGCCGCGTTTCGTGGCGGCCCGCACGTTTTGCCAGTTGAGAGCAAAACGGCGGCAAACGGGGCAGGGAAAACCACGTTAGTAAATGCGTATTATTGGGCACTAACTGGCCGCACGTTGAACGGGTTCGACGTTATCCCGGCCGGGGTCGATCGGGATAAGGTTAGGCCGACTGTTGAGATCGAAGATTTTGCCGGGTTGTCGATCCGGCGTGAACTGACCCCCAAAGGCACGCAATTGTACGTCAATAACCGCGCTACGTCTCAAACTGACTTCGTGCGGGCGATGATGGACAAAGGCGTGGACGTCGAGTTCGCTGCCGCGTGTGCCGACGTTAATACGTTAGCCGACCCGCAAGTAACGGCGGACCAACTGCGCCGCGTACTCGTGCGGGCGGACGTAATGGACAACGTCGAGGCCGACCAACTCCGCAAAACGTTGCGCACGTTACGTGCGGACAAAGAGACGGCCGAACGTTACGCACTATCCAACGTAACTATCCCCGTCGAAACGTGCGAACCTTTGAGCGAAGCCGAGCGAGTTTTTCTCGCCGACTACAACCGAGCCGTGGAGATCGTGGACAAGGGTATGGAGTGCGTTTGCCCGACGTGCAAACGTGCCTACACGGCGGAGCGCGTGCGGGAGATCAAATTTGCGTACTCCGAGGCGTGTGCGGTTATGACGTCGAAACGTGACGAAGCCGCGCGTATTGTCGCAAAACTCGACGCATACAACGACGAACAGTCGGCCATATTACGCGCTAAACAAATGGTCGAGGCGTCGAAACGTGCGCGCGACAACGTGCGGGAGTTGGAGCGCCGAATCGCCGAAACGGAGGCCGAGATACGCGAGGCGGACCGCCGGGCCGTACAGGCCGAACTTCCCGACGGGTGGCAACTCGTAACCGATAAAACGTTAAAAACGGGTCGCACGACCGGGACGTTTACTTTAACGTACAACGGTGTGCCACTTAAAAGTGTTAATCGTGCAGAACGTGTAAAATTATGTATCTCTATTCTGAACTCCGCTCGTGTGACGCGAGGTATGCATGCCTTCCCGATCATAGTAGACAACGCGGAGAGCGTGCAGGACGTTTACGTTCCGAACGTCGTCCTGTTACGCGTCGGATAAAAATCCCGGCGAGCGAACGAGGTCCGCCCTATGCGGGTGATATGTTCTTTATCTTTCCTTTAATATAACGGTTAGCTCCGGAAAATAGAAACGTGCGGGTCGTGCCCGCGCCGGAGCGCGAAACGTTCGGATAGTCTGAACGTACTTAAAATTTAAACACAATGAAAAAAGAAAAGTTTATCGCGGTATCGCAGGCACAAGTCATTGAGTACAACGCATTTTGCAAATACCTCGTTCCGCTACTCGACGTGGCGGAACGTTTCGACGGTAAAGTTCTCAACGTAAGATTCAAGAAGGCTATCGACGAAGCGTGCGAGAAGATGTTCCGCCCCGCGTCGAATATGGACGTACCTCGTTTTTCGGTGACAACCGATGTCGATACGTACGGTAAGATGAACAACGGCGTACATATAGAGTATCGACGCTTGTGGTTTATGTTCCACATGGCGAATCGTTGGGTCTCCCTCGGTACGGATGATAACGGTGTATCGACCGGAACGTATATCGACAACGGGATGTATCTGGACTTTTTCGCCGACGAAGGCGTCACCTCCGAAAATCGCATATGCGCTCAAGCGATACGTGACGCAGCAGTCAAAAAGGTAACAGACATACGCGAGGAGGTTGCCATCCTCCTCGACGCAATCGAACGTTATGATTATTACGATAAGTTAGTCAGCGACCTGCGGTCGGAGATCGGGGAGCGTATCTCGGAGATCAATCCGTTGTTCCGCGTAAAAGAGCTAACCCTGTTCGCCACTATCGACCAGCTCAAAGAAGGACGTAAAGCACTCGTGGACAAGGTATGCGGACAGTAGACGTTTTGTTGCGTGGGTTCAACGATTGTGAACACGCGCAGTTCAGATCGTGGCACGGCGTTATGAATCGTGCGTGCGCGCAGTACATGGTTTATCACGGTGAGCGTCTTATACTTTACGTTAGAGACCCGAAGTTTGCTTATCATACACACCCCGGACCAGTATTTGTACGGCCGTATATTCACGTTTGCGAAGTATCCCGATCGGAGGTCCGAGTGATGAACGATTTTCTCGAGGGTATCGGGTGCGTGAATAAATTTAAACTTGTGGGAAAACGTATGGAGGTAGTAGGGGAGCGTAAGATAGAGCCTAAATACCCAATATCGTGGCTCTCGACTGTAAAATAACACTTTAGCTCCGGAAAATCGAAACGTGCGGGTCGTGCCCTCGCCGGAGCTCGAAACGTTCAGATAGTCTGAACGTACTTAAAACTTAAAGTTATGATTAAGAGAACGTATGTGGACACGTGGGAAGAGTATACGTCTTTTGAGGAGTTCATCGAAGAGCTCAAGTATAGCGACGTTGCGCAGCGTCCTTGCGTTGTGTGCGGTACAATTGGAACATGGCGGGGTCGTATAGAGATATGCCCGACAAGGTTTGATGGTTTAGAAAACGCTATCTACTCGTGTGTCAAAAGATGTGAATATGTGAAAATATCGCAACGTGCGTCCGATATCCTCGTAGATGCGCACCATCACGACGGGATAGATCTTTTCGAGATTCACGTATTGAACGACAAAGGGGTACATGCGGACGAGAACCGTTGTGACCTGTCGCGTCGAGAGTATCAACTGACCCTCAAAGATTACGTAATATGATAAGTAAATGCTACGTAGAAACTCGTTTAGAACTGGATTCGTTTGATCGGTTTATGCGTATATTCAGACACACGCACATAGCCGAACAGCCTTGTGTAGTGTGTGGGTATTATCAGGAGGTCGATAGCGACAGGTCGGTTGTTCCAAAACGTTTTAGTAACACTGCAAGCGCGATAATAGCTTGCGCAAAGGGCGGATTGCACGTGAATATTTTCCAACGGGCGTCTAACATCCTTGTCACAACATACTGTAAAGGAGTAATAAAGTATTTTGAAATTCACGTATTGAACGACAAGGGCATACGTGTGGACGAAAATCGTTGTGATATAACACGTAGGGAGTACCAACTAACTCTTAAAGATTACTTAATATGAAACGTGCGGGAGAACCGAACCTCGTACCTGTTGGGTACGGCGAGTTCATTATAACGAACATAGGCGTTACCGTGCGGGTGACGCGAGCCAACCACGAAAAGGAGGAGCACAAATTCGGAACGTTGAGCGCCGCTCTACGTTTCTGCGACGAGAACGTTATCGAGACGTGCAAGGTGGACGAAGTTGTGGTAGAAACCACGCTCGTGGTGAAACCCGACATCAAATATGTAGCGGTGGGTGTCGAGGTCGTTGCAGAATAGCAACGTATTATCCGGATAGCTTTGATCGGCTATCCGGGTGCAAATGTAAATAACAAGGTATGCGAACGAGAGTAAAAGTGCACGTGCATAGAAACTACGTGCAGACGTTAGTAAGATTCATAGAGCGACCGTGCTCGTATGTCGAGTTTGGGGTGGGATCACTACGCGGCCCGATAAACGTATTGAACTCTACAAACTTACGTGCGGACCTCGAAACGTCGGTGGGCTACGGGGTGGACGATTCGTTTCCCGAGTTTCCGGAAAATACGTATTTCGAAATGGTCTACGAGTACGAAACGTCTGCAAGCGTACAGGGGGCTGCGTCCAGTAAAGACGTACTTTTTAAGTACGTTCGCTTTGCAAATCAAAAGCACGGCATACGGGACCTTACCGACGCTTTTAAAGATAGCGTTCCGACGCCGATCCGCCTTAAAGTAGTAAGCAACGTATTTACAGCCATCGCAAACCGAGACGCTGAAACGTTTATGAAGTTGATAAAAGCAATCTCCGCAGCGAGCGGAAACAAAACAATACGCGAATGGACGTTAGAGTAATTAAATCGGGCAGTAGCGGCAACTGCGTAACGATCGACGATCGTTTAATAATCGACGCCGGGTTTTGCCCCGAGGTCGTGCCGAAAGGGTCGGCGGTATTGCTTACCCACGCCCACACAGACCACACAAAGGCGCTCCAAAGGTTCGAAGGCATACCTATATATGCCGGGAGGGCTACAAGCGAAGCAATAGCTCAAAAGTGGCCGTTTTTAGTGGTCAATATTTTGGAGTGCGAGGACGACGGGCTGCCGAATCCAACGTATCGGCTACCGTACGATGCGGCGCCGGGTGACGAGTATTTCGTGCGCCCGATAAACGTAAAGCACGACATTCCCTGTATCGGGTTCGATATTACGCACGACGGGGAGCGCATACTGTACGCGACAGACTTCAATTCGTTTCGGGAAGAGATCGACGTGCGGGACTACACGGCGCTGTACTTGGAGTGCAACAACACGTTGACGCCGGAGGATTTCGCGGACCTGTACTTCACGGAGGAGAAACCGAAGGACGAGTTCCACAGACGTAAGTCGTACCACAATCACTGCAACGTCGGGTATCTGCGTAAGCTATTCGAACGTGCGGGATTCTCCGAGGACAACCCGTGCGACATACCGTTGACCCTGTTGCACAAATCGACGTACTACTACCACACGCACCCCGAGGAGATCGTGAAGTTGTGTAAGATTGCAAACGTACAAAATCCACTTTTATAAAACTTATTCAGCACTATGAAAACACGTCATGAAATGGAGAAACTTTTCTCCGCAGACCGTAATTTGGACGGTAGTATTAAAGTAACTGCCGGTGACACCGCCAAAACGTACAAGGAGCTCCCGATCTCTACCGTTGCGTTACTTTTCGGGTTGTCCGAGTACGTAGCACGCTCCGCCAAGTTGTTCGAGAAGTATGTAAAGCCGGAGCGGGAAGCTGAGTTCTCGTCGCGTATGCTGGCGCTGGTCGACCGGGATGCGAAGGGTGTAAAGCTTTTTTTATCCAGTACGTATAACCTTCAGGTAGAAGGAAACGGTATCACACGAGCGTCCGTAGGCGTGGAGATCAGCGTAATCGAGTATGCGTTCGCCCGTGCAATAAGCAACACGGAGGAGGTGGTCAAAGCTGTACTCCACGACATCGCCGTAGCGAAGTTGATCAATACAATCGAATAATTCACCTTTTTTATTAAACACTTAAACGTATTAAACTATGGAAAACTTCATGATTAAAGGCGCCCCGACGTGCCGCATTGTCTATCCTCGTGGTCTCTTCGAGAAAACGCAAGTAAAGGGAGGGGTCGGAGACCCGAAGTACAACGCGATCATCCTTATCCCGAAGGACGACGCGGAGAAGGTCGCACAGGTGAACGAGTTCTACATGAAAGCGTTCAAGCAGTTGCAGGACACGGGCTTCAAGTCGAAAACCCCGAAGGGGATCAACCCGAAAAACAACTGTTTGCAGGACGGCGACGAGTACGCCGACGAGAAGGAGGGCATGGACGCGTTCCGCGGCTACCTCATGTTGAAGGTGGGCAGCAGGAACTTCCGTCCGATCGTTACGGACACGCAGAAACGCATCATCATCAACAACGTCCCGCTGCCGAACGTAGACGTTGAGCGTCTGTCCGACGAGGAGCTCCACGACGGTGACTACATCTTCGCAAACGTTTCGTTCTGGATCTACAACAACTCGGCTGCACAGGGCATCGGCTGCAACGTTCATGCCATCATGCGTATGGCCGAGGGCGAGCAGATCGGCGGGATGTCGAAGAGCGTTGACGACTACATCAACCCGGCCGACTACGAGTAGCACGTTTCGACTGTACGTTAAACAGTCGGGTAGCGAGCACAGAGCACGTAACGTGCGCGGGGGCGGGTCCCGCACTCGCACAATTCTCTTAAATCCACGTATATGCACAGCTCAATTTTGTTTTTAGACTTCGAGACGCGCAGCGTACTCAACGTGGCCGACGTGGGAGCACACAGGTATGCCACAGACCCCACCACCGAAGTGACACTATTGTCTTACGCGTTCGGCAGCAAACCTGTAAGGACGTGCACCAGCGTTAGTGACGAGGTGCGTGAGGCGTTGGAGGATCAAAGCGTTTTGAAAGTGGCACACAACGCCGAGTTCGATATGGCCATCGCAAAGTACGTTTGTGGCGTAGAGATCAATCCGATGGACTGGTGGGACACAGCGTACCAAGCAGCGTATTTTGGCTACCCCCGAAAGCTGTCACACCTTGCGGAGATTCTGCGAACGACGAGAAAAGCGTCACAGGAGGAAATGTTGCTCTTCGCTTCGCCTGTACGTACGAAACGCAAAGAGATAGTCATGGAGGACGGGCACGTTAAGTTCCCCGAGCCGGAGGACTACCCCGAAGCGTTTGAACGCTTCAAAGGATACTCCGCCCTCGACGTCGAGGTTATGCGTGAATGCTACAACAAAATGGCGGCCATACCCCCGATCGAGATTTTCACGATGCAGTTTACGTTCGAAATGAACTTCAACGGCGTTCCGTTCGATATGGAGTTCGCCCGACGAATCGGCGCGTTGGCCGAGTACTATTCTACGCGTGCGGGCATCACCGCCCGTGAAAAGTACGGCATACAAAATCTGAGATCCCCGCAGCAGGTACAAATGGCCCTCTACCGTGAGGGTATCACGCTTTCGAGCCTTAATAAAAAGGAACGGGAAGGCGTAACGCATGAGATTCTCGAATTACGCGACGAGGCCACCGGGGCCTCCTTCTCAAAGATCAAAAAAGCCGAGACGCGTATCTGCTCCGACGGCCGTCTCCGAGGTGAGTTCGTCGGGTTCGGTGCGCATACCGGGCGATGGAGTAGCCGTGGGGTACAGTTGCAGAACTTCGCGCACGGTGCAGACGACACGTCCACAGACTTGTCGAAGGTACGAAGCTACGACCACCTCCGACAACATTTGCGTTTGTGCATGTACGCCGGAGACGAACGAAAACAGTTTACGTGCGCAGACCTATCACAAATCGAAGCACGTATCGTGGCATGGCTCGCTAACTGCAAGTGGCGTATGGACGCGTTTCGAAACGACGAGGACATCTATTCACGCTCCGCGGAGAAGATGTTCAATATCGAGAACGTTCACAAAGGTATGCCCGAGCGTCAGATGGGTAAGTGTGCGGAGCTCGGTCTTGGTTACGGGGGCGGATCGGCGGCAATCGAACGTATCGCTCCGGACTTCTACCGAGAGCAGGGAGACGAGAAGGTTTCAAACCTCGTAGCCGTATGGAGAGGAACGAATCCGGAAATTTGCCGATTGTGGCGGGACATTGAGAACGCATTCAAAGGTTCGATGCGCTCCGGGATAACGGTTTTGCAATGCGGGCAGACCAAACTGACGTTTAAGTATGATGGCAAAACAGCAGCTATTACGCTTCCGAGCGGTCGATGTCTGTACTATCGTGGTACGCACCTCGACCAGTGGTCTATATACTACCTCGACTATTCACGCGGCGGAGACCATGCTGCACGTACTAAGATGTGGGGAGGGACCCTACTGGAAAACGTAACGCAGGCTATTGCCCGGGACGTGATAGTAGATATTATGCAACGCGTACGTGCGCGCATTGACGTGCAGTGCATTGGGTCGGTGCACGACGAAGTGTGGTACATAAGCCGTAAAGGCGAAAATACTCTGGACGTCTTGTTGGAGGAAATGGCGCGTCCGATAAGTTGGGCCCCGGGACTTGTGACAAAAGGGGATGGATTCACAGATTTCAGATACATAAAGTAGATGAGTGTTTACGACATTGCGTTTGGGGTCAAACGATCACAGACGACAACAAAACAGTATCGTCTCGAATGGGAGGAGATCGTTCAGCGTCTAAAGAACGTAACGAGGACCGACGAGACGATGGCACAATACGCCCAAATGAGCAAATCGCAAAAGGTCGACGTCAAAGACGTTGGCTTTTTCATCGGAGGCTTGTGCGTGAAGAGAAAAGTTACGTATCGTCAGTTGCTCGTCATTGACATCGACGAGGCAGCGGAGGGTACGCTAAAAGCACTACGAGACTGGCTTGCGGGTAAGTCGTACGTTATACATAGTACGCACAGTTCCACGCCGGATGACCCGAGATACCGGGTCGTCGTTCCGTTGAATCGTATTGTGCTCGCTGACGAGTACGGAGCGATTATGCGTGTATTGCACGACAAGTTCAAACTCCCTCTCGACGTCTCGACGTTTGACTTCAATCGTATCATGTTCCTCCCGTCTATCCCGAAGGACGCAGAGTATTTTTTCGAGTACGAGACCGGGGAGGAACTCGACGTAACCCCGCTGTTGGAGCAGCTCGACAACTGGCAGGACCTGTCCGACGTACCTGTACCGGAGAAGGTACGGGTGCAGGACCCGAAGTACAAAGGTGGTTTGGTAGGTGCGTTCTGCGCGAAGGTCTCGATCCGAGAAGCAATCGAAACGTACTTACAGGACGTATGGAGAAAAGAGAGAAACGGAAGGTACACGCTTATAGGCGCTACGACCGTAGGAGGCGGTGTGATATACGAGGACAAATATCTTTATTCGAATCACTCCTCCGACCCGTACCTCGGTCGGTGTCATAACGCGTATGACGCCGTACGTTTATATAAATTCGGCGAGGGTAAGCAGGGCGAGGCGGCTATGGCGTCGTTGTGTGAAAGCCTCGGCATACGTGCGGATAGCGGAAAGGTTCACCGTCTTACCATCGACGGGATGGACGACGAGGAGGCTAAAGCCATACTCAACGAACGTTTGGAGGTGGACAGCAAAGGAAACCTCGAAAAGACTCTCAAAAACGCACAGTTGATCTTGAAGTATGACCCGGAGCTGCGGGACATCTTTGCGTACGATCTGTTCAGCGAAATGCCCGTATTGAAGCGTACGCCGTCGTGGCGCACCTTTGATATTCGGACGGAGAACGAGGACTGCCGAAACATCCAAACGTACGACGAAATGACCGACACGGACGAAAGCTACCTACGACTCTATTTCGAGGATAAGTACGGCTTTGACGCACGTGCGGTCCTCACGGACGCCCTTAACATCGTAGAGCACGAGAACGCGTTCCATCCTGTACGTGACTATCTCAACTCTCTCAAATGGGACGGGGTGAAGCGTCTCGAAACGATCTTCATAGATTGTTTCGGGGTACCAAATACGCTATACACGCGCGAGGTGGGAAAGAAGTTTTTCACAGGTGCGGTTCGACGTGTGTTCATACCTGCCTCGAAGATGGACTACATACCTGTTCTCGTTTCGGAGGAGGGTTTCGGTAAATCGAAGTTTATCCGACGTATGGCCAAACTTTGGGGGTCCGATACTTTCTATACGTTCAACGGTAGCAAGGAGGCTTACGAGCAGTTACGGGGTGTGTGGATCATGGAGATCCCCGAGTTGAACGGAGTGCAGAGCAAAAGCACGAACAGCCGAAAAGCGTTCGTCACCAAAGGGGAGGACCGATATCGTGCGGCTTACCTTAAATACACAAAGACGTACAAACGTCAGTGCGTATTTATCGCCTCGTCGAACGACGTGGTGTTCCTCGACGACCCGTCGGAGGATGGCCGACGTTGGTGGGGTATGATCTGCAACAAGGAGCGCGTAAAGATAGACGTTCATTCGGAAGCGTTTCTCGATCTTGTAGACCAGTACTGGGCCGAAGCGGTTCATTACTATTTGCAAGGTGTGCTACCCGTATTGTCGGATGCCGCTGAGGCGGAGGCCCGTCAGTTTAGAACGGTCCACAAAGCGGAGGATTCCGAGCTCGGAGCGTTGATCGACTATCTTAATATGCCTGTTCCTGTTGATTGGTATAAGATGAGTACGTTCGAGCACAAGCAATACTGGTTGAACTCACGAGACGTGTGGTCGGGAACTCCTCGTCAATACGTATGTACTACTGAAGTGGCGCGGGAGTTCTATGAATACGAACGTAAAGATATGACCCCGACGATAGGCCGAAAGGTGGCTGACGCGATACGTAGGACGCAGCTTTTTGACCAAACAGCAGCTAACCGACGATTCGGTGAGTACGGATCGTGTGTAGCTTGGATACGTAGAAGGGTACCAAAGGAATTAAAAAATACTATTGATGACTACGACGGATTTGATACTAAAGGAGAGCCGGAAATTTGGACTTGACGACAAGGCCATAACGCGTTTAGCGCCATACTCCGGCTTGAGGTTATTCTCTTGGGCGCTTAAACGCATAGTGAGAACCAACGACAAGGACGAGACTATTACAAGTCAGCTCGAAACAGTAAGACTTTTACTAACGGAGAAGGTCCCATCGCACGTAATAAAATACGCCTATTATAGGTTGCCGGAAGCAAAGATACACAAATCATCCGAGGAGGTGATACACGTTTTGTCGGAGAACTTCGGGTCCCGGGATTTTTGGGTCTCGGTATATCCGTGTACGGAGAGAGGGTGCATACGTCTCGCCGTAGAGTGCCTGTTGCTGCAAGGTGGGTCCCCGTCTTGCATATCCGAAAAACTCAAAGTTGCGGAGAGGACGGTGTATAATTTACGTACGAAAGTTGTTCGTAGGGAGCTGGATTTAAAATCGAAACCTAATGATACTCAACATATCCGGGAAAGCGTATGATAGCTTTTCGGCCGTTCAACGTCTCGCGACGAACGGGAAACGAGTAGTAGATAAGCGCGTTTCGACTATCGAAGAGTTTTACGAAACGTACGACCCGATAGCTGAAAACTGCGAGGCTATCATAGTAGATGAAACGGATGTTGTGTTTAACAACGACGTAGTTAATGCTGCGATGTGCCCCGTAGTTACTCTACGCGTAGAGATTGATTGCGAGAAACACACCCATAAATTTTTATTGTATGAGTAACAAAAAAGTTGATAACTGGGTCGCTAAAGTGAAAGCGGAAAAAGACTACAAAATCACAAAGACCCTTCGACGTAGGCAAAACTACATAGAAAAACCCGTGTCCGAGACTACCGTAGCACGTAGACTTCGAGAGGTTGTGAAAGAAGCCGGGGGTATGATCCTCAAAATGCACCCCCTTACAAATAAGGGGGTTCCCGACTACCTCGTACACGTAGCGGGCCGAACCTTTTACGTGGAGACAAAAACCACAGGCGAGGAATGTTCCGCGGCACAGGTAGCCATGCAGGCAGAGCTTAAAAAACACGGGATCGAGACGTACGTACTCGACTCTCGGTTGATTAATTTTTACGATTTGTACGCGCAGTCGTATAAAACGTACGAAATGAACGAGAACTCAAAGTTTTACCGTAAAAAATAAAAGCTATGAATGAATTTGAAATGAACAAAATGCTGGCTACTGTTGAGATTGTGGCCATTAACGTAAAAGGTCGCCACTGGCTCGTTGCCGGATCGGGATTCGATTCGGCCCATACCTTGTTGGATAAGGTGTGGAAAACACTTCTCGATGGGGCTGATCGGATCGCCGAAACTGTTCGTGTATTGGGAAAGGTCCCCGAGTGGGATTCGGAGATTTGGGCTAAGACGTCATACGTTCAGTTGGATAAGTCTATAACGTCTCGGGAGTCACAGAATAACGTAGATGAGTTTCTGCGTACTACACGAGACGAGCTCAATAAGGTCATTGCTATCATACATACCCGCATCGAAGGCAAGGACGTAGATCCTACGTTCGAAAGTGACCTTACGGCCTTCACGTCTGAACTTCGTCATCACATCCTGTTCCTCGACGGGGCAATTATGGATTGGGCGTATGCAGAGTAAAGAACAGCACGTAAAAGGACTTGACGAGTATCAAACCCGAGCCATGAGCACGAGGTTGGACTCGTGTGACAACGTTACGTATATGGCCTTTGGCCTCGTGGCCGAGGTAGGAGAGCTCGCCGACAAGATCGCAAAGTGGAAGCGTAAGAAGGAAGCATACGTAACGGACGATCTACTCGTATTTGATACTTTCCATATCGACGAAGCGGAAAGTAAACGTGCGAGCCTTATGGGCGAACTTGGTGACGTTTTGTGGTTCGTGGCAGGTATCGCGGATCATTTTGGCTACTCGTTGAGCAAGGTCGCCGAAATGAACTTGGAGAAACTCGCTGGCCGTAAGTCGAAAGGTACAATCGTAACGCACGAGGATCATTGATTTGCTTTGTAGACGACTGCCCGTTCTGCGTGTGTAACGTCTGCGTAAAAGGAGGATGTTATGTTTCAATTACGAGACTATCAAAAACGCATGGTCGCCGAGGAGGTTCAACGAAAGAACCTCCTCGTAGTGGCCCCGATGGGCGCAGGTAAGACGATCTCTACGCTGACCGCGCTCGCCGCTCTTATAATCGACCAACGAGAGTGCGTAGAAAACGTACTAATAATCGCACCGAAACGTGTGGCACAGAGCGTGTGGGCGCGGGAAGCGGTGGAGAACGAAACTGGTCTGAACGTTAGGTATTGCGAGAGAGCTTTGGACGTAAAGCTGTTCCTTCTCGAACCTGCTACACACCACATAGCTGTATGTAGCGTGACGCGGATAGAGGAGATACCGCACGGCTGTTGGGATTGCGTAGTTATCGACGAAAGTACGATGATGAAAAACCATAAGTCGAAGCGTTCAAAAGAAGCCCGACGTATATGCGATAAGGTGCCCCGGCGTATCGAACTGACTGGCACGCCGATTCACAACGGATATGAAGGTTTGTGGCACCAGTTGTTCCTGCTCGACGGGGGTAAGGCTGTCGGCCGCACGCTCGGAGAGTTCCGGTCTCGGTATATGCGTGAAAAGTACAGGGTCAACGGCGTCGTTACGATTTTTGAGATCGACCCGGCGAAGATACCGCAGCTCATGCGTGACATTAAATCGGTGGTATACGTAGTCGATGCGGACGTAAAGCTACCCGACTGTCTGTATAAAGACGTGACGATCGACTTGCCGAAGAGCGTCAAAGAAAAATATGACAGCTTCGAAGAGTCGTACGTCATGACGTACAGAGAGGAGACAGGTAAAGATGCGTACAGCGGCGAAGCGAAAACTCTGCTCGCCTTCTCACGTACCTCTCTCGGTATGAAGTTGCGACAGTTCGCCTCGGGGTTTGTCTACACAGACGACGAACACAAAACGTACGTGACGGCGCACAGGGAGAAAATCGAGGCGCTGAAGGAGCTCGTGGAGGGCTTCGACGGGGGCGTCCTGGTGGCCTATCAATTTAAGAGCGAGTACGAGGAGTTGAAAAAAGCCTTTCCGAAGGCCCAGCGGATTGAAACCGACGAGGACGTCGTATCGTGGAACGAGGGTCGTATGCCGATGGCTCTTGTTCACCCTGCGAGCGTAGGGCACGGCCTTAATCTCCAGTTTGGTGGCCACGTACTCGTGTGGTTTAGCTTAACGTACGACGCCGAGCTGTACGCCCAGCTGAACAAACGTCTCCACCGTAGCGGGCAGACCTCTACGGTTAGTATTATACATTTGATCGCGAGAGGTACGATAGACGAGCGTGTTCTGTCGATACTTCGGAAAAAAGAGAATTATGCAAAAGATTTTGTAAAATGAAGACATTTCACGTAACTGATAGCGTATATCAGTCGTTAGCACGCCTTTTTATAGAGGGTGCGGCTTGGTACGACGGGTCGATAGATGCCGTCGTAGAGTTGGAAGACGGGGACGTAAATATTTTTATGTCTCTGTCAGCGTTCATATCTTTTGAAAGCCACGTTTGCCCCGACACTACTAACTATCTGATAAAACGTGTGGTGGTAAGACAATTCGAATTTGAGACATACAGTAAAGATGACTACCCGTATGAGATCGAAACGGATTTCGAGATAGAAAAGCTCGTTGAAGCGTTTGATGGCATGTGGGTATAAAAGAAAAGACGTACGAATCAACTCGTACGTCTTTTCTTTTATCCGATTCCTTGACCGGGAAGCGGGAACGTTTGGAAGAAGTCAAGTTTTCTCGCCTCTACCACCGTATTGGGCCACCCGGTGGTAAACCTCACAGTTATGGCGTACTGGGAGTTCGAAGGAGCGGAGAACGCTCCGTAGTTAGCTACGCCAGTAGGACTGCTAAGTCGTACTGCTATAGCTTGGTTCGTTGTATTCCTTGCGATGATGTGTACCACCCCCGGTATTGACGGCCCGAACGTTATATTCGTCTGCGTGGGCTGCAACATCACGATGAACAGACCCGTAACGTTGATGCGACAATTACCGATGTATACGGTAACTCCCGAACGTACAAACGGAGCGGCGCTGCACTTAACGGGTGTAACGCTACTGTCGGCTATCTTTTCGGTCGTTACGCAGGAGAGGTCCAGTTTATCCTCGTCAATACACCCCTCAACTATTTGAGAATTACCTACGGCTTGATTCGCAATTTTATCCATCGTAACGGCTGCATCGTCAATCTTATCCGTGGTTACGGACATATTTACGAGTTTTTCCGTGTTAATAGTGCCGTTCTCAATAGCGCTACCGTTCACGTTAGGGACGTACCTGTATTGAGAGAGTGTGTTCTCCGTTACGTTCGAAATGATGAGTACAGCTCCGTCATTAACTTTGCTGTTTCGGATAACGTTGTTGAAGTCAAACGGCTGAACGAGCCCCGTGCTCAAAGTTCTGTCACCACCGTCAATTGTCGCAACGTACATATCGTGGTCCTCGGAGAACCCGCCATTATCGTCGGTCTCCCCCTCGTAGTAGTACAGCTTACCCTTGTAAGCAATCACCCCGGGGGAAAGTTCACCCCCGATTACGTGCAGACCGCTTACGATCTTGATAGGCGTGGCGCTATTAAGCGTCTCCGACGCGAGAGCCTCGGTGAGACCATCCCATACGTTTTGCAAATCCGAAAGTCTGAACGGTCTTTTGAGGCCCGGATTTGCTGAATTGATTGTCTTAATTCCGGACATTACTGAATGTAGTTTACGTGTGATGCGATATAAAAAGGTATGAGTAGCGATACGTACCCTTCCACTTCCGTCTGCGAGGCCCCGTTGAGAGTTATGTTTATGATCCCAGCGTTATCGACGGGGTTGTAAGGTATAACAGGTGTGTCGGACGTGCCGTCGTACGAGAACTCGGGTACTTCGTCTGTACCATCGTACTGAACGCTGTAATCCGAGTATTCGGGTATGATCTCAACGGTCACACCTGTTATTTTTTCGAGAAGCCGGACGATCTGATCTTGGCTATCCGTGCATTCGGCGATAGCCAAAGCAATCAATCTCGCCTTGCGGAACGTTCGAGATATGAACGGAAGGCAAAGGCAAAAGATAAATTTGAACAGTACGGACGTCTCTCCGTCTTTTCGTAGAGAGAACTCGCGGAGGTATAAAGCCACGAGTTTCGGCATGTCTATGTATTTAAACATTACTGCAACGTTTTAATCATATTCACCGTTATCTCCGTCCCGAACGTAAACGCCCCGTTGGTCAGCTTGAACAGACCTTCCGACGGGAAAATCTGCTTCGTAGAGCCGTCCAGTTGCTGTTCCGTGGCCATGAGAGACGAGCTGAAGCCGATAGCCAAAACGTCTGACTGTTTCTGTATCACGTCCGAGATTTCGGACATAGATACGGTATTTGTGGGTCGCAGTACAGACTCATTCGCCTTTAGGTTAGCGTTAATCTCCGAGGCTACGGTAGACGCGTCAGATCCGGATCGTACGTAGATCTTTATACCGGGGTCTGTGATATTCGCTACTTGAAGAGAGGCGATATTAAGGTTCAAACCCAGCGGCTGAAATGCTTGAAAGTACGTTCTAAACGAGGCCAACTCATCGGACGTTAACGTAGTAAGGTGCCCGTCGGTGCCTATCTTGTTTACAAGAAGCGTGAACAACGGGTAATCACCAACTATATACGCTTGCTTCACGATTTGGTTCTCCTCGTTTACCACCTCGTAGTACCCACCTTGATTTACAGGGTCGTACACCAAATTGTCTCCGAGTTGAAACGCAACGGCTTTACGACGGTAGTATTCTACCGTCGTAATTTTTTGCGACGCGAGGGCTGCGTTTATAGCGGCCAGCGTATTCTCTCTTTCGATCTTTTCCGTATCGGCGAACGTGCCTACCACGTCGATGATTTTGGCTTCGATCGAACCGTTGCTTTTAGCAAAGGATGGCAGCAGTTCTTGTAACGCCGCCATAATAGTAGACACGGCTCCCATACTACAAATGAATAGCGAGTTTTCTGTTACCTATGCTGTTCTCTTTACACGAAACGTGTACCCAGCTGTACCCTTTTTCGTCGATTACTTGATCGTAATCAAACGCACCGTAAGCGATCATTTCAAATAGCTTACGGTTTCCTTCCACACTACCCGTAGTAATGTCGGCCGCCTCCCCCCGAAGATGCTGCGAGTTCGCTACACCACCAACCGCAGCGTTAAGCGCCTTACACCTGTACCCGCTGTTTACAGTTATAGGTTTGCCCCACGCTCGTCTGATGGGGTCGAGGCAGTGGTCCATTAAGTACTTTAAACGTTTCGTTTCCTCCGGCCCGGGGGTATTATCTATCCCCCGGGACTTCGCTGTGTTGGAATGCGTCAGTTCGTCCAACGTAAAAAATTCGGCCATACTATCGGAAGATTAAAAAGTGGCACAACCCTCCGAGGACGGTACCGATGCCGTTGCAAAGAACGTCGATCCAGTCCCACGCCGTGATGCTCTTTGCATACTGAACGTCTTTCACCTCCGTGGCGAACATAGCTCCTACTCCGGCCTGCCAACCGAAAGCGAGGGAAAGAATGAAACAACCGAGGATGTGAAGCCATCGGTTAGAAGCCAGAAACCAGTTAATAATTTTTTCCATACGTTTAGTCTATTAAGTTAGACAATGTTTCAAGATACGTTTCACCATCCGTTATCGCTTTTTGAAGCATGAACAGATTGGTAGAATATGGTGCTTTCGCCTGCCCGAGCGTGTCGTAGATAGGTACAGACAGATCGAGGGTCATGCCTTGAAGGTCGGGTGTCCACGTCTGACCTATGTCGGGTACGTCTTGCCACATTTCGGGCATAGTATCGAAACCTACCCGCTCTCCGACGGGGAGTTGTTCAACTACGGCAGGAAGTCCCGTCAGAGAGCCGGATAGGTTAAAAGCTACGTCTACGACGCTCGTATTTTGTTTAATCGTTACCATAGTCACCGTAGAATGTTAACGTTCCGTTAGACACCTTTACTTCAACGTTAGATGCGCCGTCCTTGATAGCCATAGACTGCGCGTCAGATAGTACAGGTTGAACCCTGTTGTAAGGTACGTTTACGAGCCTTGCTCCTATCTGCGCACCAAAGTACAGATACGTCAGTCGGCACACCTGCGATAGAGATATCAAAGCGACGCATTGATTGTCTATCGTAGCGGTTTCAAACTGCCCGGAGTTTCCTATAACTACGTCTCCTACGTCAAAGTCGTATTTAATACCTATCATTGTTTTATCTTTTCGTTAGCGTAATCGTCATCGGAAAACGATGATATGTTAGCTTTAATAAACGTTGGCGTAGACGTGGTTCCACCCGGGGCCGGGTGTGTGTGCGTAGCAATGTTGTTCTGAAGCGTATCGAGCTCAGATTTCAGTTTATTTAACCGTTCCGTGAGCTTGCTTATCGCTACAAGTGCCCCGAGCGACCCGCCGTTGAACTGTATGAGGTCAGACGTTACGTCTATCGACGACTCACCGAGTGATAGGGAGATCGAATCTTTTGATTCGTCGTCCGGGTCTACTTGAAGAGTAGCCGATACAGATCCACGTTTGAACGACACTTTGTCAACGCTCTCAAACCACAAAAATTGAGGGTTGTTGTCGTCTCCATTCGGGTTGGCTATCACCGCCACGCTCCCGACGGTAGGCACGATCGTAACGTTAGCCGTACCTATGTTGAAAAGTGACAAGGGCACTTGTATGGGTGCGTCACCTTCAAATATGGTAACGTTGGCAGCATTGTTCTCCTCATCGACACTCTCGATCGTAACGGTTTTGAGAACGAAACGGCGAAGCATACGTGCAAGTTCCGATCCGAACTCCTCTCCTGCCGCCTCTGCGATTGATCCTCGTTTCATAGCATATAAATTTGGTCGGTAACTTCGAGCGTTTGGAAATAGCCGCTGTCGTTAGCCGTCAAGTTATACCCCAAAACGTAATACGTTCCGGATAACTCCGGGAAGAGAGAATCGTGGTACACGATCGAGTCGAGGATATTCACTTTAGGGTACAACAACAGGGTTAGTCGACCTTTGTTTCGGAACCCTTTTTGGTGCTGCAAAGCACGTTCCGCGAAGCTCTCGATGCCTTCTTTTGACTGGAGGTTACACCACGCTCGTACGGGCTCCCCGTACTTTTTGTCAAACTGCGTACGTTGGTCGGTAGTACGAGAGTTTTTGATGCCCGCCGTATACGTATACCGCTCACCGTTTTCGAGCAACCCGCTAACCACTACGTTGTAGTCTACAAATCTTCCGTCAATCGGAACGATGTCTCGGCCTACTACGTTGTATCTCGTATCGAGTTCCGTCACGGGGATTCTGTCTTTGTCGTCCACGCCCGCACCTATGAACACGCCACCATCTTCTGTTACCCCGGCCCACATCATGAAGTACTGCATTAAGTACTGCATAATCTCGTACGGGGATCGGCCCACCGCAAACTTCACCGCTGGGATAGGGGTCGTTGTAGCCTGCACAACCTTATCGTTCGGTTCGCAGTACAAAGTAGGTACGTCGGATGACAGCCCCATTACCTCTCTCTCCTTCTTAAACGCTTCCGTAGCAACAGGTATGCAGTCATTCACCATTTGTTGAAGCGTTACGTTACCGTTCCACCCCTTCTGCATAGAGCCGAATCGAAGCATAAACGTGAAGTCCCGAAGGTACAACACGGTGGGGAAACCCTCTCCGACGTGCTCAATAAACCCACGGAACACTCGTATTTTCTCCATTCCGTCGTACCACATAAACACCTCTACGAGGGCCGTGGGTTTAATGACGTTAGCTTTGAAAACGCTCCTCACACGGTTTCTTGCCTCCCCGGACTGAACGACGCCGAGCGCGTAAAGCGGAAGAACGAGCGTAGCGGAGTCTCCGAAGGTACGACTGTTCGATTGCAGTTTGAAGCTCTCGAATTGACCTACGTTTTCCCCCTCTATGACAACCTCGTTTCTGCATATAACCATGTTTGCGTTCATACTAACCTTCTATTTGTGTTCGGTTTCCAGCGTCCGCGTCGATTTCTCGTAAATTGAAAGTCAGTACATTTTCGCCGTACTTGACCTCGGTTAGCGAGAACTCAAACGTAAAGGTGCCCATACCTACCTTTGGGGTAAACTTGTATTCGGATATAAATACGTAGTCTACGCCAAAAGTTTCATTAATCATTTTGTTTCGAATGCGCAATACTGCGTCATCATCGTAGAACTCTCGTAGGAACTGCGCTAACTCTACCACCTTTGCCGAAACCGAGTCTACAACCGCATTGGACACCCCTTCTATCGAAAACTCACCCGATTCGGTGGTTTTCATTATCTGAAGGTTAGGCTGGTTGTTCCTCAACGTAAGTCGTAACGTGCAGTCGATAGTCTTGGCCTCTTTTCGTGTTTGCTGTATGATGTCTACGCCGTCTACGAGCGACGAAACGTTGAGTCGTTTTTTCGCCCGAAGTGAAAACGTCTGCGAGAGAGGCATAAAATAGTCACCTATTTGGAGAGACCATAGTTTAGAGTAGTCGTACCTGTCTATGTCCCCCGTCGAGGCAAATACGTTATTAGTATCACCGCTGCGTGTTTTCGCCCAGTCCGGCTTACTAATCAACGGGTCATCGTTGGTTTTTGCTGGCCGAAGCATACCTATACCGAGCCATGCCTCGGCCAGCGTAACAACGATGGGGCTCGTTACGTTTTTATATGTGGTGCTTGCGCTCATATTAGTACCAACGTGAGTTCATTGTATTAGTAGCGCCGAGCAGAGCTTTTTGAATAGCCGCCGACACCAACGTATTAATGTTTTGCGAAACGTCGTCCACAACTTCCTGCGGATCGTCTGTTGTGATGGTCGAGTTCCACTCTACCAACTTGTCGTTGAAGTTGATAACAAGCGAACGTCTGTCACGACTGAACCCTCGTAAATCGTCCTCCGTCCCTGTACCACCCGACGCTCCTCCGGCGCCTCCGTAGTTTGGTAGCTTCGGAGACTTCATATAGTCGTTCAAAGCGTCTTTATACCACTCGAGCATCATCATGTTAGGTACGCTTGACAGGTACGCAGCAAAATTCGGTGTCGACCCTACATACGATCCGGCTCCGTTAGGCATGAAGTAGTTACGCTTTTCGGCCTCTGACAGTTTGTTGAAAAAGCCGTAGCGTAAGTTTCTATTCTGTGTGAGGTTATACAGCTTCGTGTCCCCGGACAAGTCCCAACTCTCGTACGCAGCGGGGAAGTCGAAACGCACGGCCCCGAGCTTCTCCGGATCCCTCGACCATCTACTTACCAAAGGTAAAAAGAACGTCTCAAATTCTTTACGTTGCACAGCCGGGTCGTTACTTCGAGCGGCTCCGCTCCCTACGAACATACTAAAGGCATCCTCCATGTATCTGTTGGCTACCTCACGTATTGTCTGCTGCCTCTGCGTTCTACCCACGTACTGCTCCCGCAAATCGCCTATGTCTATTCCAAATGTGTCATAAAGTTTGCCCCCGAATTTCGACAGCATACCTACGATTATGTCAGAGTTACTTGATATGTAATCAAACAGGTAGGTTAATGCGTTTACGGAGTTCATGAACCCCGTATCGGAAGTTAATGACGTTATTAGTTTAGACAGAGCGTCACCAAACGTGTTAAGTATGTCCGCCGCGTTACCTGCTACGGTGAGCCAACTTGGATTTTCTGCAAGTTTCGCGTAGAAGTCCTGCTGTGCAACCGTTACAACACCCCGAGCCTGCATGATCGGACTCGACGCGTTCTCCACGTCGTAGCGAGTAAGTACGGACAGCAGGTTACTTTGATCCTTGAGGTACGTGTTTTTGTCTACGCCAGTTATGCCCTTACGCTCCATTTCGTCGATAGCGTATCGTCCGAGGATCGGGGCTTGGTTAAGGAGCTCTCGAATATCTCGAATATTCGGGTTGCTCTGTACCATTAACTGCTGTATGTTGGTCATTACACGTTCAAACGAGACGCCTGCCTGCTGCGAGATAAGACCTCCGACACGAGTTAGCGCCGTAGCATCGTTTACGGTCAGCTTGCTCCCGGTGCTGGCCACCCCCATGCCTGACAGAACGTTAATCGCCGATATGGCTGCGGACCTGTCGAGGCCGTAGTCTCGTGCAAGGGCATCCGCGTTACCCTGTGCTTGAAGGTAGGCGCCACCGAGTCCCAAACGTGCTTGGTTCCTACGCTGCAAGATACGTACGCCTTCGGCCATACCCTCCGACATGAGGAACTTCGTCATCATCATCGTACCTATTCCGCCTACGGCGTATGACCCGATAGTGGTGTACGCAGTGGCTTTGAATAGAGCCTTCCCAACAGACGCAAGTATGTTCGTAGCGATGCCCGCAATGTTAACCGTTCGAGCCAACTTCGCGGCGTCCATACCGAACAACTGACCGTTTTCGTCGGGTTGAATTATGGACGAGAGACGTGCGCTGAACCCTCCAAAACTGAAACCGTACCCGTAAGATCCGACACGCGTGTAGCGATGTCGGGTATACATTGACGGTTCCCTACCCGGAGCGACAGACGTAGCACGAGGGGCTGCGCTTGATACACGTATAGTCCTTACCGGAACGGCTTTCGCAGGATATCCTAATGAGTTCGTGTTCTTAGATAACATCGAAGACTCAAGCGGAAACCCAAT